CACGTACCAGGAACTGCGCGCCCATGGCAGCGGGTTCATTGACATTGATTTCGACGCCCAACCCGCCACCCGCCGCGCCGCTTGACCCCTCCCCGCGCCACGGACGGCGCTACCCCACCACCGTAAACCGGCTCGCCATCATCTTGTAGTGCGGCAGCCGATCCTCATCGAACAGCGTATCCACATAGCGCGCCGTCATCGTATGGCCCGCCAGCCAGGCCGTGCGCTTGGCGGTGAACAGGATCGCCTCCCGAATCGCCGCTTCCAGCGTGAACAGCCCGGCGTAGACCGTCTCCAGGCCGTCGCTGGACTCCAGCAGCGCATCGCCGAAATAAACGGTCACGTCCAGCGTGGCGTCGTGGCCCACATCATCTTCGGGCGCCAGCCGGGTCGGCACGATCCGAATCAGCGGGTAATCGCTCGGCGTGATGTTGGCTTCCAGCCCGATCTGGCAACTGGCAATGCCGGGGAGGACCGCCAGCGTTTCCTTGATCTGCGTCAAGAGTTCCCAAGGCGTCATATCAGCCCCTCAGCAGCGGCGTGAACAGGTAATCAATCGGCGTGGTGGCGGCGGCATTCGCCGCGATCCGCGCGGCATTCAGCGCCGCCTTGAACTCCGGTTGATACTGCTTGAGCTTGGTGCTGAACACGTCGGTCTCCTCGGCCAGGCTTTCCAGGCAACAGAGAATGTAGGCGCGCAGCACCGCCAGCTTGTCGGGCCAGGGGTCAGGGAAGGTGCCGAGGTCGGCCACGTCGGCCAGGGCGCGGGTTTCCCACGCTTCCTTGGCGGCGATCAGCGGGGCCAGGTAAGCATCGTCATAAGTCAGGGTCAGGGCCATTCACACCTCCACACGCTTCACAATGGCGTCAAATTGACGCACGGCTTCATCGGCGGCCTGGACCAGCCAGGGGTCACCGGCATAACCGGGATGCTTCGCCCACTTGGCGAAGACGAAGCCGGTTTTGCCGCCTTGCCCGGAGGGCCAGCGCAACGCCTTTTTCTCGCGCGGGCGGATGATATGCGGCTTCGTGCCCCAGTGGACAAACACGGCATAGGGCGCGTGTTGTTGATCGTGGTCGATGATCCAGCCGTCGTCACCATCCGACCGCAGCCGCAACGAGCGGGCCAGCGCCCCGGTCTGGGTATGGGTGTCCACCTGCCGCTGAGCGGTATCGAACGCGACTTGCGCCAGACCACGCAATACCTTTTGTTGCACCTCGGGGACCAGGGGGGCAAAGGTGGCGCGGACGGCATCGAGGCCGGCGACGTTGATTTCGATCATCGATTTAAACCGGCCATCCCGCCTGCAAATCCATCGCCCGCAGTTCGGCGCGCGTCGCCGTTCCAATCGCATCGTACAACGCTTTGGCATTGGCGTAGCACGCGGCGGTTCGAGCGCCCATCGCCGTCGCCAGTTCGCGCATCTGCGTTAACGTCAACGCCACCGGTACACCGTTCCTGCGCCGGACGACGGTCGTTGCGGTCGGATTGCGCTCGGCGTGCGCCAGCAATTCCAGCAAGACCGCCTGCTGCATCGCATACGCTTCGCCGCCCACCGTCACCGCGCCGTCGATCTTGTTATCGCAAATCGCTTCGACGCGCACCCGCTTGCGTCGTCGGACCTCGGCCAGCGTCGGCTGTACCTTCTCAAGGACGACTCCCGCGTCGGTAATAACCGGGTTGCCGAAATTATCGTCGTCGCCGATTTCTTCCTCGATCAGGGGAACCAGATGGTAATCAGCCAGGTTCAACAGTTCGGGGTTGCCGCAACCGGTTAGAGTCTTGACGTACTCGCTTTGTGTGTCGTGTGGGCCGCTCAGGATAGCAAGCGGGGTACGACTGATGTGGTAGTAGACCATAGGAATCCTAAATATGAGTTAGCACTGGCTTAAGGCGTAACGTGATAGCCAGCCAGTTGTTGGACGTACCTCCAACCGCTACGCCCTCTGCACTAAAGCCAGCAGTCGGGCCATTACTGTCGAACGCCGCGATCTCATTCGTGGCATCGACAAACGATGCACGTAGCGTCAATCCAACCGGTGGTGTTTCCAGCGCCGTATCAACAGCGCTGTGTCCGGCAAAACAAATCGTCCAGCCTTGAGGAGTTGACCAGCCTGTATTAGCGGGATAGGTGACCGTCGTGCCCGTTCCGCTATTGGACTGGAACGACACCGGCGATCCCGAATCTGCGCCACGATAGACCATGACCACTAATCCGGTGGCATTAGCCCACGTTCCGCTAGTCATGGAGCTGCTGGTCGCTATTTGATATCCGATGGTAACAGAGCAACTTGTACCATCAGTCGTATTAGTAAGGACGGTCCAACCAGAGGCCAGTGTTGGATTTGTGGTGCTATTACTCCGAAAAGCCAGCGCAACAAGCACGTCGCCGGCTTGATGGGCGGGCAACGTTCCCGTCGTTGTCGTTCCGGTTGCCGAGCCAACATACGTCACTGGATTAGTTGTATAATACGGGCAAGTGCCCCACACCGGATTAGTACCAGCGTTACCGAAGGTAGCGGGCTCTGATGGTATATGCCCGACGCACCAGTCAGACAAATCCTGATTGAAAACTGTCGCGCCAAGAAACATTGCATCCATGTTTATCACATTTCCCACGTCCCACGCGGCAATGTTCTGATTGAACGCAAAACTGTTGTAGAACATTGTAGCCATGTTTATCACATTTCCCACGTCCCACGCGGCAATGTTCTGATTGAACGCAGAACTGTTGTAGAACATACCAACCATGTTTATCACATTTCCCACGTCCCACGCGGCAATGTTCTGATTGAACGCAGAACTGGCGCAGAACATATAAGATGTGCTTCTTGTTTTACTTAAATTCCACGCGCTAATGTCTCTGTTAAAGACAGAGTTAATGTAAAAAACCCCAGTCATGTCCGTAACATTTTTGGTGTCCCACGTAGAGATATCTTGATTGAACGGCGTCCGGCTGAACGTAAGATAAAGGGTCTGCACGTTACCGATATTCCAATTACCGATAGGACCATCAAATACCGAACAGCCCCAAAACGTATTTTGCAACGAAACAACATTCGCTATCGTGCTTCCGCCCCCATCCGCTGCGGCGCTCGTCATATTCGTACAACCTTGGAACGCCCAACTCAAATTCTTAAAATTAGTCTTGCCCCACGCAACCACCTCGCGTAGTTTGTCTTTATCGCCAGCATTGTTAAATTTAATGCCTGGAAACGATCCGGTAATCGAAACAGTGTAATCGCCGGCCACGGCGTAAACGTGGGCCAACTTAGCGCTGTTGTACGCGGTAATCTCTGATTTGGCGCTGCCATCGCCCCAGTCGATCCACGCCCGAAATACACCGGCGTTTTGACACGGAATCGTCACCGTTTCCGCAGCGCCAGTGGTACGGAAAATCAGCTTGAACGGCTCGGTCAAATGCCAGCGCTCGTTAAGCGTGGCGGCTTGCGCGCACCCGATCATCAGGAGAACTCCCGTCCTGCTAAGAATCCGAGCCACCGACTGTCAACGTTATCCCAGATAAAGGTCAGTACGTTGACCAGATTGACCGTGGTGACGAGCGTCGGCGCGGTGTTGTCGGCGGTCAACCACTTGATCGCCGGGATCGTGTTCCATGTCGGCGTGTAGGTGGCGCATTCGAGGATCAGGGTAAACGACTGCCCGAACGCGCCGGGGCTGGCCGGCATCGTAAACTGGTGGTTGCCGCCGAGGATGAACCGTTGGAGATTGCCGTTGGCAAGGTTCAGAGTCACATTGCCTGACGTAGCGGCTGGCGCGTACAGCGTCTCTTTATAGTTCGTCAGCGTCCCACCGGAAGCAGGCAGGTAATACGCCCCGTGCTGGCCGTCCAACAAATCAGCGTCCAATCCCGAGCCGGAGCCGCCTGGGATTTTCCTGCCTCGCCAGAATTCAGTGCTCATGCGATATTCTCCTGCTGCATTTCATCCACGCCGGCCAGAATCCCGGCCAGAACGTCCTCCGGCAACGTGGCCAGGTCCAACTGAATCAGTTGCCGTAATTTGGCCTGCTGATACGTGGCCGGAGCACCAATCGCTGCCATGTTTTGCGCGACTTCCAGTTCGGTCTTGAGGTCGGCGATGCTGTAATCCTTGCCCCACGACACGACCGCCTGGGCCTCAATCCCCAGCCAGCGCCCGGCCAGGTCCCACATGCGCCGCTCGAAATCTTCCATGCGCCGGGCGAAGCTGACCAGACTGGAATTGAGCGCCTGGAACCGCAGTTGCAACGCCACGCCGGATTCCTGGCTGTTGCTGTTGGGGATGTCCACCATCAGCGCCGCTTGTCGGATCAACGCCTCGACTTGCGCGATCACGTCCAGATAGACGCGAGCGGGGCCTTCGGGCGGCGCGATGAATTCCGCGCCCTCCGGGAAGGTTTGCAGCAGGTTGTGCGTGCCGATGGTTTGGGCGACCGCGCCCAGGTCCAGCGGGTAGCGGTCGGCGGGCACCTTGTAGGTGAGCAAGCTGAACGTCTGCGCCCGTAGAATCTCGTCCAACTCTGAGCGCAAGTTGTACAGCCGCTTGCTGAGGTCGGCGATGGTGGCGAATTCGCCCCGGCTGGGGAACGCCCCGGACTCCGCGAACGCCAGCACCGGGCAGACGCCCAGATCATGCACGCCTTGCGCCAGCACCTCGTCGCCTTCCAGGACACGCCAGCCGGTTTCATCGTAGACCCGGCTCACGGCCTTGTCCTCGTCGCCGATGCGCAGCGTGTCAGAAAACGTCACGCTGGCCAGCGCGCCCTGCGCGTTCACGGCATAGGCCGTCATCAGTTCCGGCGCAATCGGGCTGAGAATCGGCCAGGTGCGGGCGGTGTCCAGCCCATCGGGCGGCATGTCCACCAGCAACAGCATCGTGCCGCGCGCCTTGGCGTCCACCATGAACTGCGACCAGAACACGTCCAGGCTGTCGTTTTGCCAGTTGCAGGCGTCCAGCAGCGCGGTTAAGGCCGGCTGCGTGACTTCACGAAACGGCGGGCGCTTGGTGAGGTAGCCGACGAAGCGTTGACAGGCAGGCCGCAGCGCATTGGCGTACCAGGCGATGGCTTGCCGGCGCTCGAACTTGTCGTCGGATTCGCGCGGGTATTGCACCAGATAGCTGCCGTCGCTGAACCCGCCGCTGCCGTTCAT